GAACATTGTTCTTAAGCATCAAATGATTTAATCTTTCGGTCATAAGGCCGATTTCAGTAATCAAACGAATTACTTCTTCGGTGGCCGTCTTTGTATCTGCTAGTGCGGGTGGGGTTATAAACCATCCTGCCGCAGTAAGGGTCATAACATCTTCTTTAGTTAAAGTCTTAATTGGGCCACTTTTAAGCACTTTAGGCATTCGTGGTTTAAAAGCACTAAACTCAAGACCATGTTTATCAGCCAGTATTTGTTGTTGAAGCATTTCCATTTGCATATAGATTGAAGCGTGTTTAGGACAATAAGTTCCCATTAATGGCCTTCCTTTAGTAACTCCATCTAAAGGCATAGGAGGACGCATATAATCTCCTTGTTCCCAAATATGATGAAAACCACAGACAACGCAACGGTCTTTGAGATTAAACTTTTTTCCATATTTGATGCCTAAAAACTTCTTAGGTTCTGCCTTCAAAACCAATTTAAGTTCTTTTAATTGTGCTTTTGGTTTAAATGAAATAAACTTATATTCTTGCACAACCCCGCTTGCTCTCGCTTGTTGTAGCGGAGAGAGCGTAGGGTTAAATTGTGCTGGTGCGTTTTGTCCTATAATTTGTTGTTGATACATAATAATCAATAGTCCTTTATCATTGTGGTAATTCCTCTATAAACCATTTCGGGTTCAGACTTTGCTGATACAATATATTTAAAACAAGGTATTCCTTTGTCATTTAGTTTTCTCATTCCATATTTAAACGGTTCAAAAATTTCATGCTTATCCATAGGTTGTTCTTTTTCTAATGGGTATTTCTTTCCCCATATGTCATGCTTATTTGCCCAAATCCCTACTGCTATTGGGTAATCAATATCTTTCTTTCTTTTACCATTAGACCAAGTATTTGAAGTAATTGAATCAACTATAAACTTCCATGCTAACTGATGGTCTAAATTAGAATTACTATCCAAGTGTCTGTGGTCTATCATAAAAATAATATATTTAACACGGCGTTCTCTCATGTCTTTTTCCCATTCTTTCCAGTAAATCGCTTCTCCCCCTACATCTGCGCTTTTTACTGTGTGTGAGTTTCCATCAATTTTAATATTTTTTCTGGTTGCTCTATGTAGTCCAACCGTTCTTTCATTTATTTGATGCACTTCTCCCCTTGTTCTCAATTGATGACTAAGTGTTGTTTTACCGACCATTGTTGCCCCATAAACTCCAAAATTAATTGCATGAACTTTTTTGTAAAAACCTAGTAGTGCTTCACCGACTAAAATAGCAAAGCCTGTCATTAATGACATTAATGCCCCCACCCGTTTAACAAAGTGTCAAACAGGAAACCCATGATGTTTATATCAAAAACACCAAGAATGTTTCCAACAAGGAAACCCGAAAGACAGGCACAACTGCCCCAAAACCATGCTCGCATTTTCAAAAAGAAAATGTCGGCAGAATGCGCTCTTTGTTGGTTATAAGCATAATCCGAATCGGAAAAGCCCATTAAATCTCCAAAGACCACTTAACCACCGCCTTATTGAAGGGCGGCTAAGAACTCATTTCCAACACTATTTTCTTCTTCCTGCTGAATAGGTTGATAAAAGGTAGTATTGTATTGCTTTGCGCTTTCACGCATCTTTTGTCTTTGTTGTTCGTCCCTAGCCTTTCTTTCCCAGTATGCCGCAATTTTACGGTCTAAGAGCCAAAGTTCAATTTTGTCGTTAAGAGATAGGTCAAAAATAGCCTTCATAACCATAATTGCACCAATTGTTCCTAAGCCAAATAGAACAGAATGAGCCAATGGGCCATATGGGAAATTCATCCCAAATGCGGCATATGCCCAAACATTTGTTCCGCTTAATGCACCAACAAATAGAATTGTCATAATTAGACGAGTATCTTGACTTAATGCAGCCATTTTAACACCTCAAGCAAAATGAATGAATACATTTGCATTACCAGTAGTTTCCTCGTAATAAAGCCCTTCAGAACAAAGAACGCTGTGCATATCAAATTCAATATTTTGAACTCCCACACCATCAAGACTAATACGGGCTAATTCTTTGCCTGTATTATTTGTTCCATCAAAAACCTTAATTTGACAAGCAGACCCACTATCATTATTGACATGAATAGAAACTAATTTGCATTTACCAGTAAAAATTTGTCCACTAGCCGTTAAAAGGCCACTACTTCTACAACTCGTCATTCAAAACAACTCCGTTCAACCTGTCTATGAGGCATCACCCTCTTAACCCTATCGCTAGGATTATTCAGTCAAAGACGAGTTTTTGCTCTTAGAAGAGGTTTTTTTCGTCTTTGGTTTAGCGGGGAGAAGATATTCACACAATTTATCATGTGTGTCAAAATCCTTTCCTAAAGCCCTACCTAAACGAGTTAAGCGAGCAGGTTCTAATTGCTTCAATTCTTTTCTTTCACTCTCAGCAAAAGAAATATCAAGGCAATTATCACCCAAATACCTTAGAGCATCTTGAGTAGGCACATCTAAAGAAATGCCCCTACTCAAGATTTCGCCATTAACCATGAGGGTTCTTGACCTAGAACCTTGAGAAAGTTTAATTGTCGCCAATTAAAACACCTCAAAGGAGGCCAAAGACTCTTACTCGGACTGTTCCTTCATCGCCTGTTCCAGCCGTTTCTGTTGGCCCATCTACTAAAGCAAGTTTAAAACTGCTTACAGATTCATATGCCCCAGTAGTAGAAAGAACAGCATGAGCCGAATGAGTTAATTGTTCTGCACCCGTAACCATAACCTGCGTAATTTGAGATAATCCCAAAGAAGAAGCAGTAATAGTAACTCCACCTTGAACATAAGCAGTAATATCAATTACCGCATCAACCATATATTCGTCGCCATTTGCTCTCGGTTTAGTAAAACCTTTATGGTCTGCTACTAATGTAACTGTATGTGTCAATTAACTCACCTCAGAGCAAATTCGTGATTTTACCTTGTCCCTTGAAGTAAGAACAACCAGTTTCAGCCATCGTGCGGTAAAGAGCCTTGTTTCCGAGGCTACCAACACCGAATGGGTTTCCGTTGCTGATACCATCCTCAAAGTATTGAGTAGGCTTCATAACAGAAAGCCACAAATGGTCGGTATCAAGGAAAAGCATATCACTAATCAAACTGGCGTTATTACCCGTTGAAGGCATAGCGGCAACAGGAATCAAAGGAATGTCGTAATAGGTAGAAACACGGAAACCGACTTCTGCACCCTTAACACCACGAACACCGTTCACAGTAGGGACGATTTCCTTTCTATCCATGAAACGCTCTTGAGCCTGAAGCAAATCAGAAAGCGTTTGAAGCGTATCATATCCCGTAAGAATGACCTTTGGCGAACCACCAGCAACACGGAGTCTGCGAACCATATCGTTAATTACAGTAAGCGTCAATTGTCGTGCTTCTGCTGAAAGGTAGCCATCACCGAAAGAAATCTCGGAGTCCAAATACTCATTACCAGCCGCACTTCGGAGTTTTCCGTAAAGAGTGTCAATTTGTTGGTCGGTAGCCGTTCCAACAAGGTTTCCTCCAGCATTGTCAGCCAATTCATCAATTTCAGCAGAACTGCTCACAATCTTGTAAAGAGAAGTGTATGCTCTATCAATGGCGTTTGCCGTAGCATATGCCGTAGTTGGAGAATAGTTCTCCAAAGGCATAACAAGCATTTGATTCTGCACTTCAGCGTGATGCTTACCCATATCCTCTCTCAGTTGCGCTCTAATATCACCGATACCATCATCAATTTGAGCCATTTCCATAGCCAATTCGCTGAAAGCAAATTGATGAGCAATAATCTTAGGACTCGTAAAGAGCGTATCATACTCAGGAGCAATAGAAATCAAACCATCCGTGTTAGAATCAAGGCTGGCGTTTTCGGGAACACCACCGATTCGGTCAGCACGAAGGGCATCAGCACCATAAAGCGAATCAGCGAGAGCCGTGTTAGAAGCGGCAGAAATGTCCAAAAAGTTTCCAGCACCACCAGCAGGTCGCTTCTTGAGGATTCTCCAACCACTTGAAGAATAAGGTCGCTTTGCGATAACAGACAATGCGTTGCATTCTCGGTTTAGCATAGACCAAACCTTTTGGCCGTAAATCTTATTGTAAAGATTTGCGTTAATTCCTGTTGGGTCGCTTAACGAACCATCGTGAGCGACATGGATGCCGCTAACCGTTCCTGCGGCTTTTAGCAATTGATTGCTAATATGCCCAGTTGCGCCCGTTCCGTATGTTGCTGCTTCTAAATCTGCAATAGTGTTAATATATCCTACCATCTTAAATCACCTCAAAGGTTTCCTCCAACCATTTTATGAATGTCAGCCCAATCCATTTCGGCTAATTCATCCATAGTAGGGAGTTTGATTTGAGCCTCTTCTTGAGACTTAATGATTTGCTCTTTTTCAGCCGTCAAAGACTTTCGGAGAGCAGTAAATTCATGCTTAAGAGAAGCAATTTCGCTTTGTGCGTCATATTGCGACTTAGCGAGAATGTGTTCTCTTGAAGAGGTTTCTGCATTGAAACGAGCCTCAAACTGCTTTTGGAGATTGTCGTAGGCCAACTTCTCCAATTGTTCTTGACGGAAAGCCTCATAAGCCTTCTCAATGTTTCCAACGGACAAATCAAGAGTTTCAAGTTCTTCGTTATCAAAAGCCTTCACAACGGGTAAATCCGATGCTCTTGGCTTACCGTTGTCAATGACGACTCTATCAGCAGGTTCACCGATTTCAACGCCAGCACCGTCAAGGGTAGAAACATAAGCCTTTGCTTCGGAATCACCGTAGCCGCCCATACTTTCTTCATCTTCATCTTCCATCGGCATACCCTTTTCATCTTCGGGCA